TTGACACACAAAGCCACGTTGTTTAACTGCCTTTCCGTTAAGCCAAATTTCATAATAATGCTCCCTACATGTCTTAGCAATACCACTGTAAGCCAAGAAGTGTTTATCCTTAGGATTATCAGTACATCTGACATCCACTCTGCTCGATGCCTTGTTCCCGTCAACCAATGTGTGATTGCTATCTGTATGGCAATACTGTGGTTGGAACTGTGACATCACAGGTTTGTTATGCGAAGAGCAGGCACTTAAAGCCATGACTGCTCCTGCGATGATTATTGGATTAATTAGTTGCCACTGAAACTTTCGCACTTTTTGCCTCCTGGATGAGTTCGTCAAAGATTGTCTTTGGCATCCTTAGTTTTACAAAGGTAAACATTTTACCTTGGTATTTAAAAGTACCTGTTTCTTTAGCAATATGCTCTCTAATAGTTGTGTCTTTAACTACATAAGAAATCGTAGTGCTTGTTGCTCTAGATTCTTTGCCGTTATTATCAACAAATTTTAGTTTAGTGTTAGAATTTACTTCACTATTAATTCTTTTAGCAAAGTTATTCATTGCTATAGCATACATCTGCTCTTCTGCGGCTTGTTGGAAAATACTTTCGCCTGCTCCACAAGCATAAGCAAATTCTTCTTTCCACCAGAACCAGCCAGTTGTTCCACTCTCAACACAGTTGGCGTACCATTTCGGTTGAGCATAGTCTTCACGTTCAGCGATTGTAACCATACCTGAACATGCCTGTAGCATACCTACTATTGTTACTAATGCGCCTATTTTTAAAATGCCTTTCATCAAAGCCTCCGTTTCATTACGTTCATTGTGAACGAGTTACATTTATAATTACATTATACGATAATAAAGTGCAAATGTCAAGACTATTTGGAAACTTTTTTTGCCAAAATCTTTTGAATCTTTTTAACCTTTGATATTATTAGGTTTGTGTAGTTTGGATTGGTGCTCCACTCACTCAAAAGAGGCACAAGAGCAAACACATTTTTGTCACCAGTCTTCAATTGTTCTGCTCTAGCTTCTCTAAAATCAGCATAAACTGGTAACCTGTTAATTATAGAAACCATATCCTTCACAGATTGACATTTGGTAATATATTGTTTTACGCCCCATTCCACATCGGGATTGTCTTTTGGTTTCAGTTGTGCTTCATCTTTGTTCCAGGTTCTAATACCAAAAAGATTATTTCCTTTTAGAGCAAATCTACTTGATCCATATCCAGTTTCCAATACGGCCATTGCGACTATTATTTCTCGTGGCACTCGTAGGTCAACTGGTGTGGTTAGATTCACGTAGTCTATACATTTTGTTACTGCTTGTATAAAGCTAGTATTATTATTATAATTCATGTCAGGTTCAAAGAAACCATATTGTTTCCATTCAGCCTGTACGTCATTTTGAACTGTTTTTGTTATTTCAGCTACGACCCATTTATTGGGTTGAGAAGTTCCGACCATAAAGGCTCCACAAATCGTAACGAGCCAAAATAAGGTCAATAAGAATATGGTTCTTATTCTTTGCGGAATTTTTTTCCAAAGTTTTATGGCCATCTATAAAATATATGCCTTCCTACTCTTCCAACCAAATCCAACTGCGGTGCCCATTTGGGACTAACATAAGTGGCATGGTAGTGAGTCGCTCCTTCAGTAATACCTCTATACTTGCCTTCTACAACAATTCTATAGGCATACTCTTGTGCTTTCCTCCAAGCATCTCCATCTCTAACTTTATCAGCTTTACCATCACAATACCAGGAGAACTGACATCTGTGTTTTACAGGATAAAACTTGCGTTCGTCTTCTGTTAGAGTTTCGTTTTGTCTTGTTTTCCAACTCTCACGAGTAGGTCCTTGTAACACTACCTCACAGATAGAATTAGGATATCTACTGTCGTTTACACGATTCAAAGTAACGTCAGCGACAGCATATTGTCCTGCCTTTGGTTCTGACTTAGCTTCAAAGTAAATGTTCATAGCCATACAGTATAATTCTGGTTGTGATTTTTCTGTGTATAGTTCACCTTCAACTGCGTTCTGTAATGTAATAGCAGAAGCAAACGACATAGGAATACTAATGAAGATTAAACTTAAAGTAAGAAAGAATTTAGATACTAGTTTCATATAATATTTAAATTGGTTGATAGGATTGTTATACTCCAACATTAGTTTCTCCTCATCTGTGCTATCTCTGTTGCCTGTTTTTTACCTGTCTTATCGTCGTCATCAGCAAATACAGGAACCAAATTACTTTTATGCATCATTGCTATGCCGACTAGTCTACGTTCTCCTGTATATTCCATAGCAGGCTTTTTAGTAGCAGTACCTATACCATTGTTTGATGTATGGCTAGGAACATTAGGTGTTTCTCTGCGATAAGATGATTCTGTATGATGCCACGGAACATGAACCGCACGTGGTTCCGTCTTTGGCTTATACACTCCGTGAATATAATCTATATATTCTTCAAGTGTCATTGTAGGAAGATTTTTTTGTTTGTAAAACTTATTTTGTTTACGCCAGCCATCCATGTAATAACTGTCTGGCTTTCTTTTAGATGCTTTACGTTTTTTTGTATTAAGAGTCGTAAGTCCTCTTTGTAAATGCATTGTCATTGCGCCTGCTCCTGCCTAATTAATATATAATATTATAGCACTCACAGGCGCAAATGTCAAGTTCTTTTGGTTAATTACGCAAAAGTTCTTCTTCTTGAAATTTGGTATTCAAGAACTGGTCTTCCAACGTTACCATCATTTTGTGGTTTTGCTTTTACGTTGAAACCGTTATCTCTTAATTCAGAGATTCTAGCACCTGGTGATGCTATGTCTAATTTAGCCTTCAAACCTTCTAATGTGAAAGTTTTACCAGTACCCCAGTAATTTGCTAGGATTTGTTGGTTTTGTGAACCTACTCTATAGTAAGTAGAACCTTTGTTTATTGTTGCCATCATTTGGCCTCCTTTATTGAAAATAGAGCTCAAAAGAACTCTAGTTGTTTTAAGTTTATCTTTTATAAACATAGTAACACTATATAATAAAGTGCAGGTTCTGTCAAGTGTTTTGGTTAAGCACCTAGTTCAGGTTTGGATTTTGGCACAGACATCTCAAGTATCTTCTCTACATTCTCTTCAGGAATACACATAATTCTGTCCAATTTATCTCCAGGATACTCTTTATACAATCTATACATCAATGCTTGTGAGTTTTGTTGTACATATTCAACACATTGAGTTGTATTTTGGAATTGTGGTTTTGTAAATACGAAAATATCTCTACTTCCGTCTGTCATAGTTATTGCCATTAAAGCTACTATTAGTACTTTCATTTATTTTTACCTTTTATACATGACCCGTTGATCTAAAATTTTTGGATGTGTATCTCCATCTATTAAAGATTGAGGATCTATTGTTACTTTGGCACAAGCTAGATAATCCAATCCTACTTGTTGTCCATATTTGTTTGTTCCATGATCTATGACACCATTCATCAAACTGGCTCCATAGAGATCAAAAAACTGTTCACACTTTTCAAAACTATTAAATGATATTTGCCAACTGTATAAGTTTTCTTGAATGTTTGGAGTTGCGATATAAAAAATTGTTGCTAGAAAAATGTATGCTACATTCATACTTGGACCTTTCCTTCCTTTATAAGACGTTCCCTATTATTTAAGTGAGCCTGTTCAACTGCGTCTTTGTTTTGGCCGTTATAAGCTACAGCATATCCTTCATCTATCATAATGCTGGTGGCAAATTTTGTGTCTATCATAAAGTCTCCTAGAATGCGTCCGAACTTTCCTTTTTTATCTTCTCCAGACTTATCTATCTGAGTGTGTAAAACCTGTTTAGATCCTATGGGTAAAAGTTCTTTTAGTCTTGCCTTACTTGCCAAACCAAACTTCTTTTCTATCTTATCCCTTGTTCTAGACTCTGGTGTATCAATTCCCATGATGCGTACTCTTTCCTTGTGCATCCATATACCAAATCCTAGATCTATATCAACATCTACTGTATCACCATCGACCACTCTTAATATTTTACATTTATACTCATACATCTTTATCTCCCTTGTCCGCGATATACTTTATAGCTTCTGCGTTTGCTCTTATTCATAGAGCTAGTCTTCGTCATGGATTTCTTGTTACCAATGCTGGTTTTCTTCCTGGTAGTTTCATGAGTTGACGTAGTGAACATCTTTGCCATTGTATTCCTCCATATTATATACGTATATTTATTAAATACATATAAATAAACCCAAAAGGAAATACTATGTCCAAAAAACGTATATTTAAATTCACTAATGGGGAAGAAATCAAGGAAGTCACAGCTCTTGGTTGGAAGAAGGCTGTAAAGTCATTCCAAGGAGGAGCCAAAGCTACTGAAACTGTTGTAAGCTGGATCGGTAAAAAAGGTAAAGACATGACTAAGAAGATAAAGTTGCCATTAGGAAGATCTAAAAAGATAGGAAAGTAATATGGCTGGCATAAAGCAAAGAGGAATTATATCCGTCAATCATAAAAAGACAGCAATGAGAGATGGAGAATCGATTGAAGTAAAGCCAGTAAGATATTACGGACCTGGAGCCAACGGTAGAATGTGTGGCGCCTATTCTGATACAGGTGAAATGATACGCGGAAGGGATGGTATTCCTAAATCTTATAGGAGCATCTAGTGAGTCTTAGACTTAGGAAGTTCATTGTTCGAATGAGAATGTGGTACGCTGATATACGTGGCCACCATGGCAAAAGATGGGATTACGAACCCGCTGAGCATTACATGGGCATGAACAAAAAAAAGAAATTATGAAAATCTGTTTCTAACAGTTTCTATGAATAAATGTACGTGTTCTTCTGGAGTTGTCTTATCAATACCATGTCCCAATCCACATACCCAACCTGTAGTATCAACTTTTGATTTTCTAATATCGTCACAGTATCTTTCTATTTCATACATAAACTTGTACTTAGGTAAAAGCATTTTACGTTCGTCAAAGTTACCTTGAACAAAACCCTTATCCACAGTTTCCAAACAGTCTATTATATCTATCTTACTATCAACGCCTATGCCACCCCAGTCTCCCTCTACTACTTTATTGATACATTTTCTGGGCAGGTTCCTGCTATAGTAAGCAGTTTGTGGCATGGCCAAAGACATCAATAAAGGAGAATATTTAGAATTAAAAAATTTAGTGGTCATGTTTTGAAGTCCGCTATCGAAAATCATAACCTTCTCAGCACCGGCATTTATCTGTAACTCTATATTTCTTTTAAGTAACGGTATAAGAGTAGACTTCATATAATCTAATTTAAACTTATCTGTTACTTTTGCTTTTCCACAAGCATAGTTCATTAACGTCCAAGGTCCTCCAACAAAACCAATTAGACTTTTTCTTCTGGGTAGTATTGCTCTTGTTGTTATAAGAGCGTCTCGCTGAAACGAAAGGAATTCAATTGCTTTATCAACATCTCTTAGTTGCTTAACATTATCTTTGCTAAGATTAAATTGAAACTTTGGTCCTGGATCGAATCTTAATGGTAAACCTAGTCCCTCCAAAGGAAATAATATATCCGAAAATAATATTGAAACATCATAATCAAATTCTTTGATAGGACCTAGTGCCACTTCAGCGGCTAGTTCCGGAGTCTTACATAATAGTTCGAATGTGTTTACTTTTTTAAGATCTCTATAGTGAGAATGGTATCTACCTGCTTGTCGCATAAACCAAATAGGAGGAACTTTTTGGCTTTTCCTATTACAGGCGTTTTCAAATTTTTTATTCACTTTAACTGTTTACCTACTTCCTCACCTAATAATTTATACTCTAACAGTTTACTAGTTGACTCAAACTGTTTTCCTGTATTATAATTTATTGCTTTTAAATTTATACAGCCTCCAACTAGAGTAGAAATAGCACCTACGGCAGTATGGCAGTCTCCGTCTATTTCTTGTAACATAGCACGTTCAGCCATCACAGAATAGTATGTATTCCAGTGATTATTTAGTTTTGCAACCTCACTATGCGATGACCCTTTCCTAGTTTGTACTGCTATCACTCCTTGTCCTACACAAGGCAACATTTTATCAAATGGAAATATCTTTGTAATTTTGTGTTGTAAATCTAATGCTTCTAGTCCTGCTACTGCTAAAATGATAGCGTCATACTTTCCTTGTTCTAGCTTTTGTATTCTAGTATCTATATTACCTCTTATGTGTTGTATATCAAAGTCTACATTGAAGTTTGTTTTTAGTTGGGCAATACGTCTAGGACTACCTGTTCCTACTATAGCTTTCGGAAACAATGTTCCAATATAACAATCTCTCGGATCATTGCGTTCTAATACTGCTGATATTTCTAATCTTGAATCCATTACCGCAGGAAGATCTTTGAAAGAATGTACAGCAACATCTATCTTTTTATCTAGTAATTGCTGTTCAATAGCAGAAACAAAAACACCTTTACCACCTATATCTTGTATGCTTTTGTTTTCAAAGATATCACCGTCTGTTTTGATTGTAATAAGATTGGTATGGAAACTGTTAAAACATTGTGTTTCTACTTGTTTAGCATATTCAATTGCTAGTTTGCTACCTCTAACTCCAATATTCATACTAGCTCCCATAAAAACGCAACTTTTCTGTTGCTAGGTAAGTTGCCAACCCCGAGCGATTAAGCCGCTAAGGCAAAATCCTCATTCACGTACTTTCTCGCGTTAGAAAAATCTACGAAAGAAAATACGTTTGATGCATTATCGTTTGCATTTATAACGTTTGTTCGCGTTAACCGAGCTTACATCCGGACAACTCCACTCTTCTACTAATCCGTCAGTCGATCCTATTTCAGGCCCATCATAAAGACACTGAACCAACTGGCTTACAAATATATTCTACTGTGTCCCAACGACCATCTGGTGGTGCTGTTTCATAGTATTTCAATATATTGTAACATTCTACCTTGGACTCAAACCATTGTACGTCTTGCTCTAGGCAGGTCGAACCTAAACAAACCGTAAGTAGAATATGCCAAATTACTTCCATATCAATGTCCTTATGGTGGACCTGCTGGGTACTGCCCCCAGGTCCTGTCCAGCGTTTGAATTGCTTCAACGTTGTAGTATTATTTATAGCATCTTATAATAGATTTGTCAAGAGAAGAACGTAAAGAAAATAACAAGAATAATGTGCTATTTGATCAACACCTTGTACAATCCAAAACGTTCGGCTATTCTGTACTACGCCAAAACGTCTTACTAATACAGTTTTGATATAGTCTATAAGGAAATGAAGCACGTAATCCAACATGCCTATGATAACAGAATTTTCAAAGCTAGTGAAGAACAAGAGAACAACGAACGTAAGAAGGCCGTGGTCTCCTGCGTGTATGTAACCTTTCCAACTCTTTAGATTGCTTTTGTCTCCAGAAGTAAGTCTGCTCTGTAGGACCAGATCAGCTAGGGCATGTTTGATAACCAACATGAATAACAACATGGCTTCCGCCATCTAACTCTCCTATTCTGGAATGTGAACTACTTTGATATCGACTGCTACTGGTTTGCCATTATGGTCTGAAAGTTCATATTCAATAATCATGCCTTCTTTGACTTTCTTGATGCCTGACTTTCTAAATTCAGACACGTGACAAAAGAGGTCTTTCTGGTCTTCTTCTCTTGAAATGAAGCCATACCCCTTGACATGATTATACCATTTTAGCTTACCTTGTTGTGCCATAGTTTGCCCTTCTAACATTAAGGAGGATTTCTCCTCCTTAACTATATTTATTTACATATTATTCTTTTTTTCTTGGATCTCAGCTCTTCGAGCTTTTGCCAATTTGCCCATTTCGCCAAGAGCTTTTCTTGCTCTAGCGGCCGCGGCCTTTACACCTTTTGTATCAAAAGACTCTGCCTCAGCCAAGTATGCTTCGTAATGAGCTTTTATTTGTTCGTGTATATCTGACATATTATCTCCTTTAGTTGACTACCTTTAGTCCTGTTGTTGATTCTACATATTGCTTGGAGGTCGTTGGACTTGTCTTAGCAATGAATACTATGTTAGCTAAATTGATAAGCATCTCAGTATCCATGCTGACTGTCAAAGCATAAGGAACCATTCCAATTCCCTTCTCCGTCATAGTCAATACCATGGGCTTTTTAACCTTTATAGAATCATCTTTTACTTCTGTGACTCTGGCTACTACTTCTTCGCCGGCCCCAGTCTTAAACGTAACGGTATCTCCAATACCGTATGGTTTTTCAATTAACATTAGCCTACTGACGCTCCTGTTCCGTTGAAGCCTGTATCTTCAATATATTTCAACAATGCTTCATATCCTCCTATATAAGTATCACTTATAAAGATCTGCGGTGCTGTTCTTGGCTGTGCTAATCCTTTTTCCTCGAAAATGGTAAACAATTCTTGAGGTTGAATGTCAGTTCCAATAAGTTTTTCATCATATTCGACACCCAATTTCTTAAACTCTGCCTTTGCCTTTAAACAGCTAGGGCAATGTGTTTTACTATAGATTGTTGCTTTCATCACAATTTGAAACCTTTCAGTACATCCTTGTCCACATCTTGTTTAATACCACCAATAATATAACTTTCTACTTCTGTTTCCTGCGGTGCTACTTGAAGTCCTGAGCTTGAAAGCCAATGTTGTGTCCAAGGTAAAGGGTTGTTATTAAGTGGGCGGTCATAAATGGTTTTATATCCTAGTGCTTTCAGTCTTTTGTTAGCAATGAACTCTACATAATGATGTAACAGTTCTTCGTTCAAACCAATTATTGCTCCGTCTTTGAAAAGATAATTTGCCCAGGCCTTTTCTTCATCAACGCAGGTTCTCCACATTTCTAAAACTTCGTCTTCGCATTCACGAGCAATTTTTTTCATGTCTGGATCATCGTTTCCTTTGATCCAATTCTTAAGAACATGTGTTGATAAATTTAGATGTGTTGCTTCGTCTCTAGCTACGAGTGAAACAATTTTAGCTGAGCCTTCCATATTTTTTGATTCAGCAAAAGAAAATGTACAAGCGAATGATACATAAAAACGTAAACCTTCTAGTATGTTTACATTCATCATAGCTAAGAAAAGTTTTTTCTTAACATCATACATAGTTCCTTGTTTACGATGAAACCAATCATCAGCCGCTAAGGTGAAACTGTCATAGTTTTTAGTGACTGACTGAGCACGTTTCAAAATCTCTTTGTCATCTAATATTGTATCAAATACTTCACTTGGGTCTGAGTATACATTTTTTATAATATGTGTATATGAACGTGAATGGATTGTTTCAAAGAAATCCCAAGTAACAATACAACCTTCCAACTCAGGCAATGAAACATAAGGTAGGAATGCTAGACTAGGTCCTCTTCCTTGAACACTATCCAATAAAGTTTGGTATTTCAAGTTGGCAGTAAAGATATGTTTTTGTTCCGGTCTAAAGTTAGCAAAGTCTGCTCTATCCTTTTGTAGTGAAACTTCTTCAGGTCTCCAAAAGTAACCCAACATAGTTTGGTTAAGTTTATCAAACTCTGGAAATTTAAATACATCATATCTTTGTGTGTTTTGGTCCGGACCAAAGAACATCGTGCTCTTTGTGAAATCCACTTTTTCTTTATTAAATACTGTTTTTGCCATTTTTATTTTCCTCTTTGTGTGTAACTATTATACTATCATAAGACTTATATGTCAATCTTTAAATAGCACAACTGTCACAATATTCTTCATACTCCTCATCGGTACCGTTAAATTCTGTTCTTTCAACTGGATTCTCTTTTACGTTGTCGTGCCAGCCCAAAGGATGTTGTGGTTCTTCTACATCACCATCAGTCTTATAATCGTAGGTGTTTTGATAGTAAGAAGTTTTCCAACCGTACTTGTATGTATTTAACAAGTCTTTGAGCATTATGCTCATAGGCACTTCATTATTATCAAAATGTGTAGGATTATAACTCCAGTTTCCTGAAATAGCTTGATCAAAGAACTTCTGCATAACTGCTACTATATTGATGTAACCATCGTTGCTTGGCATGTCCCAAAGTAATGTGTAGTTATTCTTTAACGTAGTATACTGCGGAACAATCTGCTTAAGAGGCCCTTTTTTGCTTTTCTTAACGGACAAGAACCCTCTAGGTGGTTCGATTCCGTTGGTTGCGTTCGACACAATGGAACTGCTCTCCGAAGGCATCTGTGCGGACAATGTTGAGTGCCTAAGACCGTGAAGTCCAATGTTCTCGCGAAGATCATCCCAGTCATATTTTAATTTGATTGAACAAACTTCGTCTAGTTCCTTCTTGTATGTATCAATTGGTAGTATGCCATCACTATATTTTGTTCGGTCATAATAGGCACATTGACCTTTTTCCTGTGCTAATTTATTACTTGCTCTAAGCAAATAGTATTGAAATGCTTCTGTTAGCTCATGTACTTTTGTTAATGCTTTCTTATCTGAATACTTACATCCATGTTTCGCAAGATAATGTGCTAAACCAATGTATCCTACCCCAAGACTTCTTCTTGCCTTTGTAGATATTTCTGCGGCTTTTACAGGATATTTTTGATAATCAATAATTTCATCTAATGCTCTTACTGCTAGATCACAAAGATCCTCCATATCATCTAACTCTTTAATTACACCTACATTGATTGCTGATAGAATACAAAGTGCTATTTCACCTTGCTCATCATCAATGTGTTGTAATGGTTTGGTTGGAAGTGTAATCTCTTGACAAAGATTACTCATGTATACAGTATCTTTGAATGAACTATGGTTGTTGGCATGATCAACATTCATAATATAGATACGTCCTGTTTCAGCACGTTCTTTTACCAATGCTGAAAACAAATCCATAGCACTGATCTTTGTCTTCTTTATCTTTGTATTTTTTTCATACTTTTCGTATAAAATTTTAAATTCATCAGCATCTCCAAAGTATGCTTCGTACAAGCCTGGCACATCGTGTGGCGAGAAAAGAGTAATGTCACCCTGATTAAGCAACCTCTCATACATAGTTTTGTTAAGCTGAATAGAATAATCTAACTTACGTACTCTATTGTCTTCAGTACCTTTGTTATTTTTTAAGACTAGGATGTCTTCAATTTCTTGATGCCAAAAAGGAAAATGAGTTGTCGCACTTCCTCCACGTACACCATTCTGAGTACAACACCTTACAGTGGCCTCGAACTTTTTTAGGAACGGGACTACTCCTGTGTGTGCTACTTCTCCTCCCCTTATCTTGGAGTTGATTCCTCTGATACGTCCTGCGTTGATTCCAATGCCTGCTCTCTGTGCCGTGTATCTACCAATCGACATATCACTTGCGAAGATACTATCAAGGGTATCGTCACTGTCAACAAGGACACACGAAGCAAACTGTCTAATAGGCGTTCTGACACCGGCCATGACTGGCGTTGGGATATTAATTTTAAAAAGTGAGGTCGCGTCATAATATCTCCTTAC